TTCTACCTATCGACACATACAAGAAAGAAGTCGATGAAATTTGCAACAGAAAGTTAAGTCGTGATTGGGAATCTCTACGGGCAGATATCAAAGCATACGGACTACGGAACAGCACACTGTCCGCACAGATGCCATCAGAGAGCAGTTCCGTTGTGTCAGGAGAAACCAACGGTATTGAACCGCCAAGAGCATACCTGTCCGTTAAAAAGTCCAAGAAGGGGACTCTTAAACAAATTGTTCCGCAGTATTCGACACTGAAGAGTGCATACACTTTATTGTGGGATATGTCTAGTAACGAAGGTTACATCAAAGTAGTTGCTATGATGCAGAAATACTTTGACCAAGCAATCAGTGGTAACTGGTCATACAATCCAGAAAACTACGAGAATAATGAAGTGCCAATCTCAGTGATGGCGCAAGACCTACTTACAACCTACAAGTATGGATGGAAGACTGCTTACTATCAAAACACTTATGATGGTAAGAAAGATGATGATGAAGAAACTGTAGTAGAAGAAACAACAAAAAAGTTCGATAACCCACCAGAGTATTTCGGTGAAGATGAAGCATGTGATGCGTGTGCAATTTAAGGAAAGATAAGAAATGTCAAGTGTATTTAATAAAAACCAAGTCGATTTCAAAAAGCAACCGATGTTCTTTGGTGAGGACCAAGGTATGCAGAGATATGATGAGTTCAAGTATCCTATCTTTGATAAACTGACACAGAAACAACTTGGGTTCTTTTGGCGTCCAGAAGAAATTTCATTGCAGAAAGACCGCAATGATTATAACGAATTGCGTCCTGAACAGAAGCACATCTTTACATCTAATCTGAAGTATCAGATTTTGCTTGATAGTGTTCAAGGTAGAGGACCTGCACTTGCGTTTCTACCTCATTGTTCTATTCCAGAACTTGAAGGTTGTATCGTAGCATGGGACTTTATGGAAACAATTCATAGTCGCAGTTATACATACATGATTAAAAATTTGTATGCTGACCCATCAGAAATTTTTGATACTGTGATTGATGATGAACGCATTATGGAAAGAGCAGACAGCATTACAAAATGCTATGATGACTTTATGAATTATGCGAGAAAGTATGAAGTAACTGGTAAAGGGTCAACTAAAGAATTGAAGCGTAAACTGTGGAGAGCATTAGTCACAGTGAATATCTTAGAAGGTATTCGCTTCTATGTTTCATTTGCGTGTACTTTTGCATTTGGAGAGTTGAAGCAAATGGAAGGTAGTGCAAAGATTATCTCTTTCATTGCGAGAGATGAAAGTCAACACCTTGCTATTACGCAACATATTATTAAGAATTACAAGAATAACGAAAATGACAAAGAAATGCTTGAAGTCATCAAAGAAGAAGAAGAATGGATGTATCAAGCATATAGAGAAGCAGTAGAAGAAGAAAAGAGATGGGCGCAGTATCTATTCAAAGATGGTTCGATGATTGGTCTCAATGAGAAACTATTATCAGACTATGTTGAGTGGGTAGCAAACAAGCGTATGAAAGCAATTGGACTGAACGCAATCTATGATATCAAACCAGGAGACAACCCGCTACCATGGACTCTTCATTGGTTGAATAGTTCTGGTCTTCAAAACGCACCTCAAGAAACTGAAATTGAATCCTATGTCATTGGAGGTATTAAGCAGGATATGTCAGGTGACATGTTCAACGATTTTAAGTTGTAGGGGGAGATATGAAACCAAAGACTTATTTCTGCACAAGTTGCGATGCAGAATTTATGCTTAAACATGATATGGATGAAGATTATTATGCAGTAACAGCATGTCCGTTTTGTGGAGCAGAAGTAGAAACTGAATTAGATTTTGAAGAGGATGATTAAATGAAATTAAATGAGTACCGTGAATTTGTGAATGATGTAACTAGTCAAGAAAGTAAGAATTTGCGTAAACTTACAGCAAGACTAGGAGAACTAGATGGTGATGAAGTAAACATTGCTACTCTACTAACAGCGAGTATCGGATTATCAAGTGAAGGAGGCGAGTTCAGTGAAATCGTTAAGAAATGTTGTTTCCAAGGAAAACCTTTGGATGCAGATACCGTATTTCACCTCAAACGAGAGTTGGGGGATATTCTTTGGTATTGGGTTAATGCGTGTAGCGCATTGTCTTTAGACCCGCAAGATGTGTTGGAAGAAAATGTAAGAAAACTGGAAAGTCGTTATCCAGGTGGCAAGTTTGATGCATGGTTTAGTGAGAATAGAAAGGAAAATGATTTATGATTAAAAATCTACTAGCAGTATTAGCAGTAGTAACATTTGTAACACCAGCATTCGCTGACAAAACAATTAAGAAGGGCAACCCTAACACATGCGTACAATATGAAAATTGTATTGACATGTATCTTAAATACTCATTAGCAGGAAGAGCAGGAACCAAAGACACTGCGGACTCTACAGCAATGGGTTTAACAGTTGGACTTGATTTGAATGATTGGGTATCAACAGAGTTGTATACTCGACAAGCATGGAACACTTCAGGTGCAGAAAGCAACGACAGCAAAGTTGAAGGTGCATTTGTATTCAGTCAACCTCTAATCTGGCAAGGCATCAAAGTACAGAATAGAGTTGGTCTAGGTGAAAAGTTCACAGGTACAGACAAGTTTACATATTGGACTTTAGAACCAGGACTGAAACTTCAACTAACAGATGAAATGAGTGTCAAAACTTCTATTCGATTTAGAGATGCATTCGATAGTGATATTGCCGCTCAAGACACCACATACAGAGTAGGACTAGGATATAAGTTCATGCCTAGTTTCGAACTCGGTATGGGAATCGATGTAAAACGAGGTGATAGTGACTACAATTCACTAGGAATCTCACTTAAATACGACATATAATTGGTAAATATCTCACTTTTGCCATCATCAGACTTGACATATATAATAGGTTAGTGTATTATAATTGTATCACTAATGAGTATAAGGAGTTATAAATGAAACATTTCGTTATTGCGGCAACTATCGCCCTTGTGTCAACAAGCGCATTTGCTAACCAGTACGAGAAGTATCCGCAAGATGTTCAAGTACGGGACATCGAAAAAACTGTTATCACAAGTGTACCATACACTGTAGAAGTGTGTCGCCAAGTACCTATCTACGGACAAGGTGCAGTCAAAGACACTACAGGTGATATGATTATCGGAGGCATCATCGGTGGCGTCATCGGTAACCAGATTGGTAAAGGTAAAGGTAACAAAGTAGCGACAGGTGTTGGTGCTATGACTGGTGCTATTATTGCAAACAATAAAGCACAGCAAAACAACCAAGTAATTACTGGTTATCAGAATGTTTGTGGTACTGAGACACGGTACAAAGAACAAGAGCAGACAGTGTATTCACACTCTGTAGCAACTTTCTACCATGAAGGTCGCAAGTACAGCGTACAGTTCGTTAAGTAATGTATGTTGGAATAGATTACTCACTAAGTAGTCCGGCGATTTGTATATCACCGGACGAAAAGTGTGATTTCTTTCACTGCAAATTCTACTATCTCACCACTAAAAAGAAATACGAAGGTACATGGAATAACATCTATGGTGACCTTCACAAACCATATAGTTGTGCAGAAGAACGCTATGATAACATCGCCAGTTGGGCGATGGATGTTATGAGCAGTCAAGATTGTGTATTTGGACTCCACGGTGTTAATCAAGTCATCTTAGAAGATTATGCAATGGGTGCAAAAGGTCGTGTATTTCATATAGGTGAGAATGCTGGCGCACTAAAGATGCGTCTATTCAAAAATAGATTATCATATTCAACAATCTCTCCGTCTGAAGTAAAGAAGTTTGCGACAGGTAAGGGTAACGCAAATAAAGAGAAAATGTACGAAGCATTTCTTGCAGAGCATAAATATGTACAGTTAAAAGACATATTAGGACAAGATACGCTAGACAGTCCAGTAACGGATATTGTTGATGCGTATTACATATGCAAAGCAGGAATAGAGCGTATATGACATTAGCGTTATTAACATTACTATCGGCATTGTCAATTTCAGCAATCGCCGCACTATATTCATTACTAGGTCTTGCCGCTATTTTTAGTGCCGCAAAGATACCTGTCTTGTTGATGGGTGGTGTGCTAGAAGTAGGTAAACTAGTAACAGCATCTTGGTTGTATCAGAACTGGAAAAAGACGCCATTGCTACTGAAGTCGTATTTGACACTCGCAGTAGTCGTGTTGATATTCATTACATCAATGGGTATCTTTGGATTTCTCTCAAAAGCACACTTAGACCAAACAATATCATCTGGTGATAACAGCGTAGAAATAGTACAGATAGAACAGCGTATTGGGCGTGAGAAGCGTACAATTGCTGATGCTGAGAAAGTTATTGCACAGTTAGATGAAGCAGTTCAAATTCTCATGGACTTTGACAGAATTCGTGGTAAAGACGGTGCAATTGCAGTTCGTCAATCTCAAGCAGAAGAGCGTGAAAATCTAAACATACTCATCGACAATACAATGTTGA